CGCCAACGTCTTCAAGGTACGACAGCATATACAACTTATCCATGAATACGAAATATTTCAGCAAATATCAATATAAGCAATAAGCAAGATATACAAGATAATGCAACTATATTTATACCAAATATGACTGTAAAACAATATCTAACTTGTTTATCATTCATACTTTTAAATTTAAAATAGAACTTGGGGAACAAGTTCTAAATTGACCGAACTAACGTGGAAAATCCAAGAAATTTCGGCAAAACCTTTTCGAACCAACACGTCCAATCACATGTCTTCGCAACGATGGCGGGTGCTCGTGGCAATGAAGCATATCTCGGTGCCAACCGGATATGATTCTTGCAATCAGGAACATCCAAACCAACGCAATGCTTCGCAATGGCAAACCAATCCCCAGAAAAAGTACAATTCTGGATAGATTGGTATGCAAGAGGAGTAACATCGCAAAGACAAGACTGGAGAATGAAAGATTCGGAAAAGATACTATGAGAAGAATTTACTTTCAAAGTGTGACGAATAGATTTACACTTAGTATACTGTTCCACAAATTGGGTGAGAGTAGGATCCGGGTCAGAAACCAAAGCGAATTCCTTGTCAACGGACGTATTCCCAAAGAAACACGTGCGCGGAGAAGCAACGCAATTTGCGACACCACCAACTGCTGACACAAACGAGGAAATGTAGACATAAATGTAATAAATGATCAAACCAAGAAAGATAAAAAGCAGTGCATACAGACAAAAACGAATAAAAGCACACAAACGAGCAAATCTAACACAACAAGTTACTTTCTTCTTCTCATATTCATCCAAAAGCAAATGAATATCTGTCGATTCCATATTGATTCAGAATGAATTTAAATTATTACTTTTGTTGTCGAGAAGACAGCAATGAAGCGATCGCTCTCTCCAATGTTACAAGACGATCTGACAAGTCACTAGTCAACGCCAAAGCGGTGAAAGTACTTGGAAAAGTCGCGTTGTAAGTACTGGAGATATCATCTGCAATCTGAAGATTCACAGTCACTGGGACAGCTGATGCAATTGCGAAGGAAAAGTCGGGCCACAAATAAATTGTGAGAAACGCGACTGAACCATACGCTGAACCAGATGTCACATTAGACTGAACGAATGCACAGACCCTAGATGAAACTGATGTGCCTACAGGAGTACCAGATATAGTGCGCATAAGTGCAGCATTATATAGAGTCTCGTTGGCAACCAGAGATGTTGCAGCGATACACTGACCATTCGAAAGATTAGCATTAGCTAAGCCAGCGAATGTTGACAATGACGTGGCAAGAGTATTATTACCATCGGACAGGAACGTCTTTGTTCCAGTGTTTGTCGGGTTTGAAACTGTAGAACCAGCAAACGTCTGCAGTACAAAAGAATTACCAGGGGAAATCATATTGGCACCAGCTATAGGTGGAAGCTGAACATATTCATGAAACTCCAAAGAATCACCAGCAACGAATATACTAAAATATATATCCGAAGCGGTGTCATTTGAAACAACAAGATTCTGAAACAGCAACACATACAGCATGCCAGTTGGTTGCCCCATAGTATGAAACATGCGATCTGAGACAAATGGAACCGTGAGGGTCCACTCAGTCTCATTCGCAGGATTCATCAAAACTTTGTGACTGTAGAAGAATGCATTATCAGGACTTGGAGCTGGGTCAGTTGCTGACGCATAGGGTACGAACACCGCAAGGACTTTCGTCTGTTGCAGTATCGTCTTGGTGAAAACAAAACGGAATTTTATGTCGCCCCTCCAAAATCTATACAATTTCGACACCCAAGAAACACGGGATGGAGAAGTCCCCGTATAAAATTGGGATGGATCTATCGGTGTTGAATACAACAACGTTCCACGAGTCGCAGATGGCGCAACGGACACATATGTAATGGTGGTCTCATGTTTGAGAACATCACTCATAGCCTGTGTAACCGTTGGCTGAATGCGACCAGTGGTCATTGGCGTACTCAACTTAACAGTATCCATTCCACCAGTAGTCATATTAAGATCGACACGCGAATCATCTAATGCGCGCGAAACACCACTACCAATGTCACTGCCTTCCGCCATAATTAAAGTTATAGAGGATCTGAGTTGTAGACTAAATAAATAATCTAAAATCTTCAAGCAAGATAGTTTACACTGTCTTATTTAAAGTCAAATGGGTTCTCACATCCATGAGGACCCCCCCGTACAAGTTTTCGCCTGGAAAGGCCTGACTCATACGGGGATCCACACTTTGGGGTAAACCAATACCCCAAGTTGTGTCATTAGAAGCCTCGAACAGAACACTGTCCGTGGTTTCTAAAAGCAACTGCGACCATTTAGGAGTTTTAGCTAATGAAAGCAAAATCTCCTTCATGATTTCTCGACGCATCCGCTTCCAATTGGAATTACTCACAATCTTCTTTCTCTCAACATACGCATTCTGTGGTTTGAGTCGTTGGAAACGACTCGGATCCTCCATCCCGTGAAACATACACTTGGCAAAGCCAAATGCTGCCACCACGGACGGAAAATCAAACTCACGGAATTTAACCGTCTGTTGACAACGAGAAGACAGCGGAGCAAAATGGCCTTTACTAGACACAAAGACGCGGTCAACGCGTCTTGTGCTTTCATGGCCACCAACAAAGGGAGCGGATGCCTGTTGAAAAATCGCAGTTGTGTCAAGCGTATTTAAGAAGTGCTTGCCGTATTCAGTTGACCTGATACGAGCAACATACCACTCAAAATATGCTCGACCCCAGAAAGCAGCACTATAGATTGATGTCCTAATGTTGCTCTGAAAATCATTATCATCTGCACCTTTGAAAAACCACATAGGTATTTCTTCAATCAGCTCTTTAGGCAGCGGTGCTGCATAGAGAGCTTTTGAACCCCCAAAGGGGTTAGGTACAAAATGACGACGAAGAAATGTCAATTGGTCCAAAGGATAAAATTTTTGACAACTAGTCTTGTCCGGCGCTGTAGCTTTAATACCACAGACGGACAGAATAGGAGGTATAGTTTCACCATTGAACCAAACACAATCCTTCGACACGGTGCAAATAAAATCATCACCATAAGCGTGCGCAATGCAGTTTTGACGATAAAAGTCTCGTGTAACGGGACGTCCATTCTCACCAGCAAGTTTAATCCATGCATAGTACAAGAGCAACCAATTTGCAATAGTATTGTAAATTGTTGTCATTGTACAACCCGATGGATTACCTTGATGGTATTTATAGACAACCCCGTCAATCACAACAAAGTGATTAAAACTTTCAATGCCAGAACACTCAATACGCCGCGCATCATAGGGATAATAACAACTTGCAATGCACTTTGAAACAGAATCGAGCAGAACGAGTGACTCAGAAGCATCAAAACCTGAGTAGTCAAAACCAAAATGGTGACTACCCATGTTGATATGCTGATGAATCATTTCATTCCACTCTAATCCCTCGGGGTTAATACCATACGCATGTTGTAACTTCAAACGCGCATCCTTAAACTGCTTGATGAAGGTAAGAAATAACATACGATCTGCTATAACTTTCTCCATCGGTCCAGCTGTAAAAATACGAGTTTTAGCTTCCAACACTCGTTCAATATCACGGCGCTCATCTTTCAATGTGCCCCGAAATAAAGCCGGTTTTATCAACCCCAAATCTCGTGCATCGCAAATATCTTGCACCGCATCAACGACTTCCTGTTTGGGCACATAATGTCCATCCACGAAGTCGAAATAAGCCGTCTTCCCAGCAGAACCCGAAGGTTTTTGCCAGGACCACGGCAGACCTGGTGAAGTATCCATCGCCATGCGACTAGCTTGACCATACGCATTGGTTTCACC